CATCTCTCTGGCACGGTGGTGTGCCGGGTACTAGTAAGGCGTTTCTGAAGGCAGTATTCTGGGTGGAGAATATTGGCAGTGCTGGCAGTGAAACTTTGAAAGTACAGTATGGTCTGGATGGTGAGGATAGTGAAACCTACACACTAGGAACACTATCGTCTACAGATAGGATACAAACATTATACTTTAATGATGCTACGGTTACTCAAGGTGGGGCAGACATCAACCCACTCACGCAGGCAACTGGGCGCTCAATACAATTGAGGCTCACCCTTACAACCACAGCCCCCGAAAACAAAGACCGACCAAAACTATTTGCATTTGAAATACACAGTACTCTAAGACCCCCTAAGTTAAAGACATGGGAAGTATTCGTCAGGATTGGTGAGGACATGATGCAAGAGACAGGGTATTATGACCCAGTGTCAAAGACCAAACAACTCACAGACCTCGACACTCTTGAAGACCAAGTATATCCAATATACTTCAAGCATACCTACGATGGGCATGCCGGGTTTGATGAGGAGAGTAGTACTTCAGTACAGATTGTTGACAGGGAGAGAGTGTCTATCGGGGATGAGTACGAGATACACAGATTAATATTACAGGAGACAGATACCAGTGCCTAAAGTTGGAAAAAAACATTATCCATATACTAAGAAAGGGAAGATGGCAGCTAAGAAAGCTGCCAAGCGTACAGGAACTGTGCGTAAGAGCAAATCTAAATACTAGGAGAGACAAGTCATGGCAGGTAAATCACCAAGAGAGGCCGCACAGGCTCGTGCAAAAGCCCGACAAGCAAGGGCGAGGATACGCAAGGGTTCTAGAGGGTATGCGGCAGGCGCATATCGCAAAGAGAGTTCGTTAGGACGAGACATGCTTAGTCTGGGGAAAAAGATAGGTAAAGCTCTTACAGGCACACCATTGGCTCGTCCGAAGACACCAGCAGAGAAGCGAAGTACAAAATATCCTGCGATAGGAAAAAAGAAAACCGGGCGGAAAAAGTACTAGGTTAGTCTGGGAACTGCACGTCGTGCATAGTGTTGAGGAGGGCTATAGTAGCCTCCTCTGCACTCCCATACCTATCATCTCCCTCAGTCTCCGTAACCACACGGCCCTCAAACACAGTTGTTTTTAAGTTATCATTATCCCCATTGACTACTGATATAGTTAGTTGTGCGATGCCGGGGTGTTGGTGAAACATCCAGCACGGAGTGGACGGTTGCCCACTCCTCACTTTATCTAAAGGTACATCACAGTTTGGGCAATGATTATACTTCAGTATTTCCATCTAAACTTCTCTTCGTGAAATATTTTCTTGGTATAAAGTACTGTACGCCGTAGCCCCAGTCGGCCTCAAAGTCGGCCCAAGTTTCCAGTTCTTCTAGGTCTATAGTATACAGTATTTTCTCTTGCTTGTCTAGTACTTCTAGGTTACGTATGCCCTGTACTGCTAGGTTGTCCCATATGGCGGCATCCATCCCCCAAGCGTCCCACTTTCTAAACAAGTGCTTGCTCTTTACGACGTACTTTCTGAGGGTATTGCCACTAACTGTGCCCCATACTTGTCCGTCAACTATTACTCGTTCGTCCTCTAATGTTTTCATCCTCTCTCCTCAGTACTAATAAATGTTTCCAATGTTCATCTGCCTTACCCCATTCACCTTTATCCCAAGCCTCTCGGAATAGTGCTTGGTGCTTGGTAATGGCATCTCTTAAAATTTGTACGGCGTCATCTCTGACCATACCTTACCTACCTCCGGTTCAATCGGGAAAGAGATTGGCATAACATCGTCTAGCATTGTCTGTGTCAATTCTATTACACTGTCAAGCTGGTCTTCCCGAACTTCTAATATAACTTCGTCATGCACTTGTAACAGTAGGTGTGCATCCAACCCACACTCGTGTATATTATCCCATAGTTTCCGCATAGCTATCTTAATACAACTTGCGGCTGGCCCCTGTATGTGGAAGTTTATAGCCTCACGTAAGGCGGCTTCTCTCTGGAACAGTGCCGCAGAGAATATACCGGGGAACCATCGTATCCTACCAAAGTAGTCACGAGCATACCCATGTGTGTATATCTCGTCAGCTACCTTATCTTTAAACCTAGCCAGACCACCGTAACGAACAGTAATCTTTTCATAACCACTCAGGCTTTGTTCCATTGATAGCCGTGGGTCAATCTCTTTTAGTTTGCCAGCGCCAGCACCATACACCAAGGCTAGGAAGAACGTCTTGGCAGTGTGCCACTCCTGTTCATCCACACCCTTAGTAATCTTTCTGCCATAAATATCCTCACCTATCAGGGCATACGGTGTTAGTCCTTTCTCAAAGTCAGCCATCAGTGTGGGCTCAGGTGCTACCAGACTTGCAATCCGTGGCTCCTGTTGTCCCACGTCGGCGGCTACCAGAACATATCCCGGTCTAGCCACCAAACACCCTCGCACCATTCTCCCATACTCTTCGTATTGCGCTCCTTTGCCTCTGCCGTGATGCGGTATTTGTTGCAGATTCGGCGTGGAACAGGATAGTCTCCCTGTGGCTGGAGCAGACCCAGACGTATCAGAAGATTCTTCATAGTAACCCCCTTGGTTAAAATTGGGGTGGAGCGCACCGTCCCACCCACTTAGTTCTTTAAATTTCTTAGGAAATGCACCCAGTTTTCGGAACATCTTGAAGTCCAGTACGGCGCTGATAGTATCCTCATGCCATCCTTCCAGACCTCTTAGAGTATTCTCGTCTGTACATAACAGTCCTTTACCGTCAGTGCGTTTGGTAATGGGCGCACCATTCTCCTCTAGCCACCGTGCAAGCTGGTCACCACTACCAATGTTCACCTCGATAGGTATATCGTAGTGTGCCCTGCACTCTGCCTCGTCCTGCTTTTCTTTAAAATAACTTATAGCTTTGTCTACTGCCTCCGGGCTGACCAGTACTCCTCTCCTCTCCATGTCCGACAACACAGGTACGAGCGGCATCTCGACATTATTATACACGTCTTCAAGTTTGTACTCCTTTAGTCTCTCGACTAGCACCTCCCACAACTGAAGCGTATTGTCTGCATCTGCCGCCGCATACGGTAGTATCTCTTCCGCAGTCAACTCACTCATATCCTTACCGCCAGTCACCTCGGAATAGGTGATTGGTTTAATGCCTAGTTCTTGCACGGCAAGGTCTTTAAGATGTGTTGACGGCAGTCCGAGAAGGTATGCCGCAATCTTAGTGTCTTGGAAATTGGCGAGTGTGATGTCATTGTTCTTCAGATGAGTATACTCAAATTTAGAATTGTGACACACTACTTCTTGGGTTTGGTCTTCCAGTATAGTCTTCATCTTGTACGGCTTCTCTGGTATGTACGAGCCAGTACCCGGAACGTCTGACCAACTGTACCCCACGATTTCAGCTTCCTGTACAGCAAACCGCCCCCCTCTGGTGGGACTTGTGGTCTCAAGGTCGAACCCTAAAGGCCCGGTTAGTGAGATGTTGCCGTACAGAGAATAGTCTGTGCGTGGAGTAACTTGTTTATTGTGGAGTTTAGTCCTCAGTGCGGCCCAATCCTCCAATTGTACAGGCCATAAGTTTGGGTTGTGCATGGCGGCGGCAGGATGGTACATCGGAACCAGTAGAAACCCTTCACTCTCTAGCGGCACACCATGCTCACGAGTGAGAGACAGGTCTGGCTTGAAGTATTTCCCTGCTACTGAGCCAAGCGTCACCACAATCGTCGGCCTGACTTGATTCAATTCGTCCTCCAACCAATGCGAACAAGCGTTTATCTCACGCTTATACGGATTGCGGTTGCGAGGGGGACGGTGTTTAACTAGATTAGTTATATAGACGTCATCTCGGCATAGTTCTGCTTGTTCGAGTAGTATCTCTAACTTAGCACCACTAGCCCCTACAAAGGGCTCACCGATTTCGTCTTCTAGAGCGCCCGGAGCCTCACCTACCAGCATAATATGGGTAGGCATTGGCCCCACACCCTCCACTACATTATTCGCACCCTCATATAGTGGGCACTCTTTACAATTGTTTAAACCAACGAGGGGCGTCAGTATGTTCAAACTTTTCTCCTTCAACAGTTTCTATTATCATGTTGTCAATGGAAGTAGAGGGCCAGACAAAACTGGTGTGCCTGTCTGAATCCTCTGGGTCATGTTGCACTATGCTGAGAAATCCGGGGAGACCTATAGGGTCGATGAGTTCTACCTCTTCAACCCTTATAACCTCCCCAACCCCCTTCAGCTTAATGACAACTACCAACCTAAACTGCTACGGCATCTGCCGCACCGATACTCTCGTCGTAGTTCAGTGCGTATAGGTTAACAAAGTCACCAGTCTTGGAATACTTTATCTGTCCTGTAATTAGTTGCCCCACCAGCATATCGCCAATAGCCTGCAAATATTCGCCAGCCTCACTTGGCTCTTCAATATCCTTGAGCGCAGTAATACACTCGTCTAGGTTTACACCTAAGTCTTGGTCACTAGTAGGACTATACTCTAGGGACTTTAGATATCCCTGTAGTTTTTCTGTAGTCATTCTCCTAATAACCCTGTTCCTTTCCTCGATGGGCTTCGGCGAACTAGATGTCTCACTAGCAAACCAACCCAAAAACTCGGTGTGGAACCTACCAGCAGTCCCTTGTCCAGCGGCGGCTACAGTTCTGTGACCAAGCCTCAACCGTGGGAAACCGTTGTTGTCGAATAGTTCGGCATCAGTAATCTCTAAGATATACTTATCCTCAGCTATCCTTGAAGCCTTTTTTGCTTCTTCTTCTCTTTCTTGAAACCCTACCATGCTTTCTGTATTAAAAGGCATTTCTTCTCCTATTTCTTGTTTACTTTATCTCCGACTATACTGTCAATAACCTCCTCAATTTCTGGCCACATAGCGTTTTCCATCGTCGGCGGTTGGTCAAGCCATAAGTGGGCAAATATATTTTTAGTCCAATAGTCTCCCCCTCCGAGCCAGTGCGATACGTGGGAAGGGGTTTTAATTGCTTTACCACCTACCATCCTCGTCTTCACATCTTGCTCCAGATACACTACCATGTTGAAGTAGTGCCCCATGTTATGTCGAGCCCACCCTTCCATTGACGGATAGTATTTAAACTCGTCCATCCATTCGGGGTCGCCCTTCACGGTGCTACCTCTTGCTGTAGTATTTCCTCTTCTGAGTTCAGCTACTCGTGCCGTACCAATTATATTGGCGTTGATGGACTTAGGGTGTAGCAGTTGCATAAACTGAATGAATGCTCTCTGCCACTCCCTGTAGACCTCAAACGAGTCACGAGGGTCATTGGACTCTCGGTACGCATAGGTAAAGTCGTAGCATAGTTCGGTAAAACCGTCTATAACTAGGTCAGTCACCCCTGCCTCTTGTCCCTTTGGGCTGTTCAGTGCCTTGAGATAAGTCTCAAACTCCTGAGCGAACTTAATCGGGTTGTTCTGTGGTAGTGGGAAGCGTACGATATTCTCTTCGGGTACACCCAGAGCGTCGTTCTCCTCTCTACCTATCAATAGTAACCTGCCATTCCTACCGGGGACAGGTTCCCTTTTCATGAAGTCCCAGAATGAGGACACCGCTAAGGATGTCTTACCAACTCCGGGGCCACCATACAACAATGTACTAATGTGCAACGTATTCCTCCTCGTAATACTTTTCTGCTATTATACCATCAACGTCAGCACCAGTCAACCATCCTCTGCATAGTTGCTGGTAGTCACACCAGTTACAGAGTGGAGAAAAGTGATGCGTCGGCTCCTCAGTTTCCCGAATCGCATTTGCTAATCTTACCATATCTACCCCAGCATTGTCAATAGCCCCTTGCGAAACCAGAATCTCTTTTCCCTCAAGCGGAAAATCCTGAGTACTCCAGAGTATGTGCTGACGGTAGAACGGCTGTCCTTCCAGCCAGTCGTATGCCTGCTGTAGTAGCCACGCATATCTAACAGGCTGTATACCCCACTCCTCATAGTTGAGCAGTTTCTTTTTAACACCTGCACCCTTCTCACTACAAGTTTTAAACTCGTATATCACGACACCATAGTCAGTCACTGTCCATAGGTCTGGCTTCCCCACGTACGTGATGCCGTCGATGTCTATTTCTAATTTGTCTTCTGCTACAGGTGTCTCAACACCCAGCAACCACTTAGGCACACGGTCAAGCATACGCATAACACCGGGCTTGAACCTATTGCCCTCGTCCAGTGTATTGTGTACGTGGTCGTAGGCATCATTGATTTTGCCTGTCATTATGGCACGTTCCATCGAATCGTGGAATGTAATGCCCGAAGTCAGTGGGCCACTTGGAGTATAGTTATGCTCCTTGAGGCGTCTACCTCGATATGTATATTTAATTTGACACTCTTGCCAGTTGTCGAGTGCCGTTACGCTAGTTCGCATGTAATAATTCTCCCAGTGTCTTGCGCTGTCCTACGTGTAGTCCAGCCTCTTTCCATCCATCCTCGTTGTCATCGAGCAATGCCCTCACATTACCCTCATAATAATCTTCTAACTTTACTGCGGCAGTTGGCCCCACTCCGTCTATAAGTCTACGGACTAACTTGCGAAATGGGCTACTGTCCTGTACTCTTTTGTAGTCGTCGCCTGCTATTATACTGAGTAGGTGATGACCCGGTTGCATTATGTTTCTAATCCGAGTCAACGTCCCCAGCAAATGAGACTCACCTGATGGTAACAGTATCATATTACCACGCAAGTCCCACTTCAGCAACTCAACGATTAGGTTTAAGTTGTTGAGTTGCCACCAATCAGGCGAGAACTGTGACTTAGAACGTCCCTTATCAGTGAATCTAAGTCCAAGAATGGGGATAGAAACACTGCCTTCAAGTCTCCTGAGTTGTCTTTGCAATCGCCTGCTTCGTAGACTATTACAGAGGTCGTGAGCTTTCTTTTCCTCAATACCGACGACATGACCCTCACTGGTGACGAAGACGTAATCTCCTTCCACGAGTTTGGCAACGCTAAAGCCCTTGCGGTTGGATTTTTTGACGTACCCAGCAACGTCCTGACGCCCATCCACGTATATATCATCTGCGCTCCCTA